ATGACCCTGGCTGAAATGAAGCAAAAGCGTGCGCAGATCGCTGCCGACATGCGCGCACTGCACGACAAGATCGGTGATGAGGCCTGGACCTCCGAGCAGCGCTCGAGCTGGGACGCCATGCGCACCGACCTCAAGCAACTGGAAGACAAGATCCAGCGCGAGGAAGAACTGCGCAGCAACGAACAGCGCTTCGTCGAAGACAACGCCGACGATTTGGCCCGCCGCGCCCGCGCTGCTGGCGCTGCCGCCGGTGGCGGCAACGGCGACACCGACGACGAACGGCGTGCTGCAGCGTTCAACCGCTTCCTGCGCGAAGGCCTAGGCGAGCTGTCCGCAGAGGAGCGCAAAGCGCTGCAGGAGCTGCGTGCACAAGGCGCCGGCACCCCGGAGAAGGGCGGTTTTACCGTGCCGCGCACGTTCCTCGCCAAAGTGATCGAACAGCTGGTCTCGTATGGTGGCATCGCCAGCGTCATGCAGCAGTTGAACACCGATTCCGGCGAAGTCATCGAATGGCCGGTCGCGCTCGGTGTCACGGAAGAAGGCGAACTGGTCGGCGAGAACGAGGCCGCCAGCGAAGAGGATGTCGAGTTCGGTACCGGCTCGCTGGGATCGCACAAGCTGTCGTCCAAGGTGATCCGCGTCAGCAACGAGCTCCTGACCGATTCCGGCATCGACTTCGAGGCTTTCCTGGCTGGCCGCATCGGATCGCGCATCGGCCGCGCCAAAGCGCGGCTGATCGTGCAGGGTACTGGCACCGGCACCCCCCAGCAGCCCAAGGGTCTGGAGGCCTCGGTGTCGATCACCAAATCGACCGCCTCCGCTGCTGATGTGACGTGGCAGGAGGTCAACAAGCTGATCCATGCCGTCGATCCGGCCTACCGCAATTCGCCGAAATACCGACTGGCCTTCAACGACCAGACGCTGCAGGTGCTGGAAGAAATGGTGGATGCGAACGGCCGCCCCCTGTGGCTGCCCGGCGTGGACGCATCGGCCCCCGCCACCATCCTCAAACGCCAGTACGTGATCGACCAAGCCATCGCCGACATTGGCGCCGGCAAGAAATTCATGTACGGCGGCGATTTCAACCAGTTCATCCTGCGCAACGTCAACTCGATGACGATCAAGCGCCTGGTCGAGCGCTATGCCGAATACGACCAGGTCGGCTTCCTGGCCTTCCATCGCTTCGGCTGCGTGCTGCAGGACACGTCGGCAATCGCCGCACTGGTCGGCAAGCCGGCCTAATCGGGGCGGGCCGCGAAAGCGGCCCACTGTTCGCATGATCGAGATTTCCGAGATCCGCTCGCAGCTGCGCATTGAGCCGGACGAAACCGACGATGCGCTGCTCAAGCGCTATCTCGGTGCCGCGATCGCGCGTGTCGAGAACCGTACCAACCGGAAGCTGTACCCGGCGGACGAGCCGCTGCCGGCCGACGCACCCGCCAATGCGCTCCAACTGGACGACAGCATCGCGCTGGCGCTGCTGCTGCTCATCGGGCATTTTGACGAGCACCGGTCGGCCACGTCCGACGGTGTGTTGGCGTCCATTCCCATCGGCGTGGACGCGCTCATCGAGCCCTATCGCTGGTTCTTCGATTGGGAGTGACCCGTGTCACGAGGCAAATACAACCGCCGCATCGTGCTCGAGCGCAGGGAAGGGGGCCGGACGCCGTCCGGCCAGCCCACGAACGCCTGGGTCGAAGTGGCCCGGCCTTGGGCACAAGTGCTGGGGCAGAACGGCAAGGAGTTCATCGCCGCCGACCAGGAAACGGCTGAACGCCAGCTGAGCCTGCGCATCCGGTACCGCACCGACGTGACGCCTGCCTGGCGCGTGCTTTACGCCGGCCAGATCTGCGACATCAAGGCGGTACTGCCCGACGAGCGAAACCGCGAACACGTGGATCTCGTCGTATCGATGGGCACGAGCCAGGGGTAGCAATGCTGAAATTGACAGGCGATCTGATGGAAGCGCTCGATGGCCTCGAGACCGAGATCGTCGAGACCCATGTCATCCGGCCCGTTGCGCACGCCGGCGCGCTCGTGTTTTACGAGGAGGCCCGCGCGTTGGTGCCGGTCTATCACGGACCGGAGAAGAAGGGCGTGCGGCCCAACCAGCTGAAGAACGCGATCTACCGCGTCTTCAACCGCGAGCGCCCGGAAAGCGGGCACGCGAGCTACAGCGTCAGCTGGAATGCGACCGCGGCTCCTCACGGCCACCTGATCGAGAACGGTCACTGGCTTGTCAAGAAGCGCGGCGGGCGCAAGCGGCGAATTCGCTGGGTGCCGGCGCAGTCGTTTATCCGGCGCGCATTCGACCGGGCGCCTGACGCTGTCCAGGCAATGCAGCGCCGCGCGCGCGAGAAGGTGGCCGAGGTGCTCAAGAAGACGGTGGTCGACGATTTCGGCAACGAGGTGACGGTCGGGGGTGACGCATGACGGTGGAAGCGGATATTCGGCGCGTTGTTGGTCCGCTGATCGGCGATCGCGTGTTTCCCGACGAGGCACCGCCCGAGACGGAGCTGCCGTTCATCACGTACCAGCAGATCGGCGGGATGCCACTCACGTTCCTATCGGGCCTGCCCGATCTGCGCAATGGCCGGTTCCAGTTCAACCTCTGGGCGGAAACACGCGACGAGGCGAGCACGCTGATGCGCACGATCGCCGATGCACTCGAGCTTGATCCGGTCCTGCGCGCCACGCCCCTCGGCGAGCTGGCCGGCACTTTCGAGCCGATCACCAAGCTGCGCGGCGCCACGCAGGATTTTTCGATCTGGTTTTCGCGGTAGCGCCTGCCGCAGCCGCAATTTCTCGCCCGCCTTGCGCGGGCTTTTTCATTTCCGGAGACCACCATGGCAGTCCGCCTTCCCAACGGTACGACCTTCGCCATTGCCGCCAGCTACGGCGCAGCGAAGCCGTTCACCGACATCACCAACGCCAAGCCGCCGAAGGTGACCAGCGCCGCCCACGGCCTGACCGACGGCGCGATCGTCGAAATCCTGTCCGGCTGGGCGCGCCTGGACGGCCGCGTCGCCCGGGTCGACAGCCCAACAGCCGACGAGTTTGCTCTCGAAGGCCTCGACACCAGCAACACGTCGGTCTACCCGACCGGCACCGGCGTCGGGTCCGTGCGCGTTGTCCAGACCTGGCAGCAGATTTCCCAGGTGCTGCAGTCGGCCGCTTCGGGCGGCGAGCAGCAGTTCTACAACTACTCGTTCCTCGAGGACACCGGCGACGAAAAGCAGATCCCGACGATTCGGAACGCCCGCTCGTTTGCGCTGACGCTGGCCGACGATCCGTCGTTGGCGCATTACGCCCTGCTGGAGGCGGCCGACGAAGACCGCGAGCCGCGCGTCATCGAAATGACGCTGCCCGGCGGGTCGAAGCTGTACTTCCGCGCCTACGTCTCGTTCTCCAAGGTGCCCACCACCACCAAGAACGAGGCCATGACCATCACCGTGACGCTGTCGCTCACTGGCGACGTCACGCGCTACGCAGGGGCCTGATCGCATGTTCAAGATCACACCGAATCCGACGTTCCCGGCCGAAATTGCCATTCCGGTGCCCGGCGGCGGAAAGGAAAAACTGAAGCTTGTCTTCAAGCACAAGAATCGCGAGCAACTCGAGGAATACATCGAGCGTTCACGCGGTGCCACGCCAGACGAAGAGCCGAGCCTGCTGATGGAGATCATCGATGGTTGGCAGGACGTCGACCAGGAGTTTTCCCGCGAAGCCCTTGCGGAACTGCTGCGCAACCACCATGGCGCGGGCTTCCACATCTTTGAGGGTTACGTCGAAGAGTTGACTGGGCGGCGCCGGGGAAACTGATTTCGGCGGCACGCCAGTTGTACTGGCGTGCCCCGCCCGCCGATCAGTTGGCGGCCTTCGGCCTTGCAGCTGATGACGTAGAACCCGAGCCCGTCGAGATCTGGCCTGAGAACGTCGAGATCGTCGACGTGTTCGCGCACATGCATACGCAGTGGCGTATGGGTGCGCGCGGCCCCATCGGGCTGGACTACACGGCCATTCCAGCGGTATTGCAGCTGCTCCAGGTTCCCGCCGATCGGCATGCCGAGGTGTTCGCGGGCATCCGGATCATGGAACACACCGCTCTGGCGGAAATGAACGGGGATTGACATGTCAGAAGCGGTCGGCAATGCCGTAGTCGGCAAGGCGACGCTCGTCGTCGACACCGACGCGACCGGCGTCAAGGTCGGCATGGCGCAGGCGCGCAGTGAAGTCGCTGCGCTGGAAAACGTCACAGCGTCCTCCGGCAAGCGGTCCGCGCGCAATATCCAGACCATCGGCGACGCCGCGACGAGCGCGGCAAGCAGCATGGACGCCGCGTCCGCGCGGTTCCTGAAAAGCCTGGAGCGCCAGGCTGACCGTGCCGGCAAGACGGCGTCGGAATATGCGGCGCTGCGTGCTGAGCAGCTGGGCGTGACGGCTGCGGCGCAGCAGTACATCGATCGGCTGCGTGCGGCAGAGGCCGCCAACAAGGCGGCCGACACGTCGACGCAGAACCTGGGCATGTCGGCGCGCCAGACGGCGGCGGCAATGCGCATGGTGTCGCCGCAGATCACCGACATCGTGACGCAGCTCGCCGGCGGGCAGAGCCCGCTGCTCATCCTCACGCAACAGGGCGGCCAGCTGAAAGACATGTTCGGCGGCGTAGGCCCGGCCATCAGGGGCGTGGCGTCGTACGTGGCCAGCCTCGTCACGCCGACGACGTTGGCGGCCGGCGCCGCCGCAGCGCTGGCGTATGCCTGGATGTCGGGCGCCCAGGAGTCGCGCGGGTATACGAATGCGCTAATCATGACCGGCCACTACGCCGGCGTGTCCAGTGCTCAGCTCGCCGGGATGGCGGAGCAGGTTTCGCGCTTCGGCGGAACGCAACATCAGGCTGCGGATGTGCTGACTCGCATCACGGCCACCGGCCGCGTGGCCAGCGAGCAAATGGTTGACGTCGCCTCGGCGGCCGTCGCGATGCAGAAGGCGACCGGCCAGTCCGTCGACGACACCATCAAGGATTTCGTCAAGCTGGCGGAGGAGCCGGTCAAGTACTCCGCCAAGCTCAACGAGCAGTACCACTATCTGACCGGGGCGATCTACGAGCAGATTGCTGCGCTCGAGCGCGCCGGAAAGACAGACGAAGCGGCGGCGCTGGCCCAGAAGACGTACGCGGATGCGATGCGCGACCGCGCGCAGGAAGTGCGGCGCAACGTCGGCTACATGGAGCTCGCCTGGATCGGCCTGAGCGAGACGGCCAAGCGTGCCTGGGACGCCATGCTGGGCATCGGCCGCGCCGAGACGCCGGCAGACAAGCTCAACGGCCTGTATCGCGCCATGGCGCAGCAGGAAAAGGAGCTCGCCGAGGCGCGCGCCAAGGGCTACAACACCGTCCAGCTCGAGGCCGCGCTGAATGCGAACCGGGCCCGGCTGCAGCAGTACAACGACGCCGTTGTCGCCGACGCGAAAAAGGCGTCCGACCAGGCCGCCAAGCAGCGCGCCGAGGATGACCGGATCAGTGCCCGGGCATCGATCGACGCGCTGATGAAGAGCGTTCGCTCGCGCCAGCAGATCCGTGACGATGACCTGAAGAAATTCAAGTCCGATGCGGAGAAGGCAGGCCTGTCGGCAGAGGAATACGCCAAGGGCGTTGCCGCGATCAACGAGAAGTACAAGGACAAGGCGCCGAAGGCGTTCACCGAAGACGCCGGCGCGCGCATGCTGGAAAACCTGCGCAAGACCGGCGCAGCGTTGGCGGCGCAGCAGGCCGTCGAGGATCAGCTGACAGCCGGCCAGAAGGCGCGCGCCGAGTTCGAGCAGCAGATCGCCGACATCAAGGGCAAGAAGACCCTCACGGCCGACCAGAAAAGCCTGCTCGCACACCAGGACCAGATCCGCGCGCAGCTCGACCTGAACATCGCTGCCGAGCTGGCCATCCAGAAGCGCAAGGATGAAACGGCGGAGCTGGAGAAACAGCAGAAGCTGCTCGAGGACGCCAAGCAGCAGGCGGAGGGCATGAACGTCCGCATCGCCGATGCGGCCCAGGCGCGCAGCGAGCAGTTTGCGCGCCAGCTTGACGCTTTCGGCCTCGGCCGGCGCGCGAACGAGCAGGTGAACGCAGCACGGTCGATCTATCGCGAGTTCGAGCGCATGCGCACCGACTGGAACAAGTCGATGACCAAGCGCGGGCTGGTGGGCTCGGACCTCTACAAGGAGGAGCTGGCCCAGATCAACGCCAGCGAGCAGGAGGCGCTCGCGCAGCTCGGGACGTACTACGACGCGCTCGCGGCGAAGCAGGCCGACTGGAAGTTCGGCGCGATGACGGCGTTTGCGGATTACCGCGACAGCGCCGCGAACGTCGCCGCGTCGGCCGAGCGTCTGTTCTCCAACGCGTTCCAGTCGATGGAAGACGCCGTCGCCAAGTTCGCCACCAGCGGCAAGCTCGATTTCAAGAGCTTCGCCACCAGCGTGATCGCTGACCTGGCGCGCATCCAGGCACGTGCCGCGCTCTCTGGGCTGGCGCAGATGGGGATCAACCTGGTCGGCAGCATGTTCGGCGGTGCGATGTCGGGCGCCGGTGCGTTCGGCGGGGCGGCGACAGCTGCGGCCGGCAGCGGCACCGTGCCGGTGTCTGGCGACCTGCTTTACGGCGGCAGCATGCCGGCACCGAGTTACGGCGGTGGCCTGTTCCTCAACGGTGCGCGTGCCGGCGGCGGTCCGGTATCCGCCGGCGGCCTGTATCTGGTGGGCGAGCGCGGCCCCGAGTTGTTTCGGCCGAATGGTTCCGGCGCCATCGTGCCGAACCACGCGCTGGCCGGCGGGGTCGTCATCAACGTCATTGGCGCCCCCAGCCAGCCGGAGGTGCGCGAATCGACCGATGAGGACGGCCGCAAGCAGATCGATCTGATTTTCAAGCAACTCGACCAGCGGATCGACGACAAGCTGCACCGCGCAACGCTGCAGGGTGGCGTGCTGTCGGGTCTGCGCCGCTGACAGGAAACCCATGGCAATTGAGACCTTCACATGGCGCGCCGCCGGCGGCAGCGCCCAGGGCAGCGTCAAGCTGCGCACGCGCTCGGCGCAGTTCGGCGACGGCTACCAGCAGGTGGTGCAGGACGGCATCAACAACCGGACGCGCTCGTGGCCCATGAAATTCGTCGGCGACGCTGCGCGCATCCGCGAGATCCAGGCCTTCATCGATCGGCACGCCGGCGCCAAGTCGTTCCTCTGGACGCCGCCGCTGGGCGAGCAGGGGCGCTACCGCATCAGTGAATACACGCCGGCCGTCGAGGCGGCTGGGGTGTATTCGCTTTCCGCAACTTTCGTTGAGAGCTTCGCACCATGAGCCTTCAGCTCGAACAGATCAACCTTGGCACAGCGCCGCTCGGGAAGGATGGAGACACGCAGCGCACGGCGAACGACAAGACCAACAAGAACATGGCCAAGATCGCTGTGGCGGTCGATGGCAAGGTCGATGCCGCTGGCGGGGCCTTCACACAACGGCCCACTTTCAATGGAAAAACGCCGTGGGACTCGGGCAACCTCCCGTCACCGGCACAAACGACCGGTGCGGACTTCACTGGCCCGGTTACGTTTAGCCAACGGCCGACGTTTGCTGCGAAGACGCCTTGGGATTCAGGCAACCTTCCGTCGCCGGCGCAAACGACCGGCGCTGACTTCACAGGCGACGTTAAGTATGCGACGCGCTTGATTTCCATCGGGCGAGCCGCAAGTCAGGTCACCGGAATCCTTGCGCGGTCGCCTTCCGACGACAATTTCCAGCTGTGGGTGGCGAACGGTGTCGTTGGGGTGGCAGGAGACATCGTAGCGCGGCTCGTCAACGTGTATTCGGGAGTCGGTGAGAACGCAAGCATCGATTTCGTTCGTGGCGGGTCGACCACCAACGGCTGGATCAGCTTCAAGCAAGGTGGTACTGAAAAGGCAGTTCTGTCGGCTTCGGGGTTCGAGACTCGGAATGCGTACTTTGTGGCGCAGCAGAGCACCACTGCTGGTTCCTATGCTGCCGTCTTCTATAACGGCAACGGGGCCGTGGGCTCCATCACGATGGCCGGCTCGACGACGTCCTTCAACACTTCATCGGACTATCGTCTCAAGCAAAACTATGCACCCATCGCCGGCGCGCTGGAGTCGGTGAACCGGATGCGGTTCTATCGAGGCGAATTCAAAGCCGCTCCCGGTGTCCAGTTGGATTACATGCTGGCGCACGAGCTGCAAGAAGAGGCTTCATTCGCGGTGACGGGCGAAAAGGACGCCGTGATCTACTATCCAGTCTTCGCCGATGGCTATGACATGTTTGACGTCAAGCCGGAGGACGTCGTCGAAGTCAGATCGGAGATCGATCCTCAGCGGGTCGACTACTCGAAATTGGTCCCGCGCATGGGCGCGGCAATTCAGGAGCTCAGCGCAAAGCTAGATGCGGCCGTCGCACGCATCGCGCAGTTGGAGTCGCGGCAATGAAAATCACCGCCGACATTCAGCGCCTGGAGCCAGGTGCCCGCGTCGTGCTGTTTGAGCTCGACGCGACCGAGATCGCCGGCGACGTGCTGCGCTTCCACGGCTACACCCAGGTCGGCCCGATCTGGTGGCAGGGCAACGAGTACAGCCCGTGGCCCATCGAGGCCAAGGGCTTCGCGCGCACGGGGCAGGGGCAGCAGCCAGCGCCTCGCCTCACCGTCGGCAATGTGGACGGTGCAATCTCGGCCATCTGCATTGCGACCCAGGACATGGTGGGGGCGAAGGTGCGGCGCCGGCGCACGCTGGGCCGCTTTCTCGACGCGCGCAATTTCCCCGACGGCAATCCGGAAGCGGATCCGACCGAAGAAATGCCGGTCGAGGAGTGGTACATCGAGCAGAAAACGAACGAGACGAATGAGATCGTGGAGTTCGAACTCTCCAGCGCGCTCGATTTCAATGGCGTCCAGCTGCCGCGCCGCCAGATCGTTGCCAATGTGTGCCCCTGGCTCATGATCGGGGGATACCGCGGCCCGAACTGCGGCTACACCGGCGCTGCCATGTTCGACCGTGACGACAACCCGGTCGACGACCCTGCACTCGACAAGTGCGGCGGCCGCCTGTCGTCGTGCAAACGTCGCTTTGGCGCAAACAACCCGCTGCCGATCGGTGCGTACCCGGCGGCCGACCTAGTGCGGACCTGACATGCAGCAACAGACGCTTGAAGACGCGCGGGCCCACGCCGCGCGCGATTTCCCGCGGGAGTCCTGCGGGCTGGTGGTGGTGGTCAAGGGCCGGGAGCGCTACGTGCCGTGTCGCAACGTCGCGGTCGGTACGGAGCATTTCGAGTTGCCCGCCGAAGACTACGCGGCCGCGGAAGATCTCGGCGAGGTGATGGCGGTCGTTCACAGCCATCCGAACGCGAGCGCCGAGCCGAGCCAGGCGGACCGGGTTGCATGTGAGGCATCAGGCTTGCCCTGGCACATCATCTCCTGGCCTGCGGACGACGTGCGGACGATCGAGCCCTGCGGATACCAGGCGCCGCTGGTCGGCCGGCAGTTCGCTCACGGCATCTTGGATTGCTACTCGCTGGTCGTCGACTGGTACGCGCGCGAGCGCGGCATTCTGCTGCCCGATTTCGAGCGGCACGACGACTGGTGGGCGCAGGGGGGCGATCTCTACATGGAGCACTACGCGGAGGCAGGCTTCCGCGTGGTGTCGCAGGACACGCCGGAGCGCCCGGGCGACGTCATTCTCATGCAGCTGCGGGCGCCCGTGCCCAACCATGCCGGCGTCTACCTCGGCGGCGGGCACATGCTGCACCACGTGCACGGGCGGCTCTCGTCGCGCGATGTATACGGCGGCTACTGGCGGGAAATCACGCGCTGTGTGCTGCGGCACGTTTCGGAAGGGTGAACGATGGAACAGAAGATCCGCACCGTGCGCTTGTACGGGAAGCTGGGCGCGCGCTTCGGTCGCCGGTTCGAGCTGGCGGTGAGCAGCCCGGCGGAGGCGATCAATGCGCTGTGCGTGCTGCTCAAGGGATTCCGGCGCGAGCTCCTGGAGAGCAAGAGCAAGGGCGTGACGTACGCCGTCTTCGTTGGCCAGCGCAACCTTGCCAAGGAGGAGTTGGAACTGCCTCCCGGCCGCGGAGAGATTCGGATTGCGCCGGTGCTTGTGGGAAGCAAGCGCGGCGGCGTCCTGCAGACGATCCTTGGCGCAGTCCTGGTCGTCGTGGGCGCCGCAATCAGCTATTTCAGCGCCGGTTCCCTGTCCAGCATCGGCGTGCCAATGATGCAGTTTGGCGGCGCGATGATGCTGGGCGGTGTTGTCCAGATGCTCTCGCCCGTGCCGCGCGGCCTGTCGGCCAAGGATTCCCCGGAGAACGGCGCGTCCTACAACTTCAACGGGCCGGTGAACACCAGCGCCCAAGGCAATCCGGTGCCGTTGCTGTACGGCGAGATGATCGTCGGTTCGGCAGTGATTTCCGGTGGCATCTACGCGGAGGACCAGGTGTAGCGACCTGGTCGCCTGCGTGCGAACTCGAACAATTCAGCCCCGCTTCGGCGGGGCTTTTCTTTTGGGACGCCCGAAGTGCGAAACATTGTCGGATACGGTGGCGGCAAGGATGGGGGCGGCGGTAGCGCGCCGGTCGAATCGCCCGACAGCCTGCACTCCATTGCCTATGCGCGCATTCTCGATCTTGTGTCCGAGGGCGAGATTGCTGGATTGGTCAATGGCCTGCAGAGCATCTTTCTCGAGGGCACGCCGCTGGCCAACCAGGACGGCTCGCTGAACTTCCAGAATGTCGCAGTTGATTATCGGTCTGGTACGCAGGACCAGGACTACATCCCGGGCTTCCCGTCGGTCGAGAACGAGACGTCTGTCGGTGTCGAGCTCACTTCGGCGACGCCGTGGGTGCGTGCGGTTGCAAATACGCAGCTCTCGGCCGTGCGTGTGCAGCTGTCGGTCCCCGCTTTGTCGCGAGCCGACACGAGCAACGGCAATATCAACGGCTACCGGGTCGAATACGCCATCGACCTTGCGACGGATGGCGGGGCGTTTCAGCAGGTGCTGGCCAGCGCTTTCGACGGCAAGACGACGAGCAAATACGCGCGCACGCACCGGATTGAGCTCCCTCCGGCACAGAACGGCTGGACCGTCCGCGTACGCCGCATCACACCGAACGCGAACAGCGGCACGATCGCCGATGTGACGCGCGTCGAGTCGTTCGCCGAGGTCATCGACGCAAAGCTGCGCTACCCCAACTCGGCGCTGATCGGTATCCGGGTGGATGCGCGCCAGTTCAGCAGCATCCCGACGCGTTCGTACCATCTGCGCGGCCGCATCATCCGGGTGCCCAGCAATTACGACCCGGTGGGCCGGACGTACACCGGCAGCTGGGACGGCACCTTCAAAGTGGCGTACAGCAACAACCCGGCGTGGGTGTTCTACGACCTGGTGCTGCACACCCGCTACGGGCTAGGTGACCGCGTCAATGCGGCGATGGTCGATAAGTGGTCCCTGTACCAGATCGGCCAATACTGCGATGAGCTGGTGCCGGACGGCAAGGGCGGGCAGGAGCCTCGGTTCACCTGCAACTGCTATCTGCAGCAACGCAATGACGCATATGCCGTCCTGCAGGATCTGGCCAGCGTATTTCGCGGCATGGCGTTCTGGGCCGCGGGGAACGTGTTTGCGGTTGCCGACATGCCCACCACGGCGACATATCTTTTCCATGCTGGCAACGTCATCGATGGGCAATTCGTGTACGCCGGCAGCGCCCGGCGTGCCCGAAAAACCGTGGCCCTGGTGTCCTGGAACGACCCGGCCGACCGATACGTTGCCAAAGTGGAGCCCGTCCAGGATGCCGACGGGATTGCCCGTTACGGCATCCAGCAGACGGAGGTAACTGCGTTTGGGTGCACGTCGCAAGGGCAGGCGCAGCGCGTCGGCCAGTGGATTCTTCTCACCAGTCGGCTCGAGACGGAAACCGTCACGTTCAAGGTGGGGCTGGATGAGGCCGTCGTCATGCCCGGGTCCATTATCGAAGTCGCTGATCCTGCCCGTGCCGGCCGCAGCAACGGTGGGCGGGTACGGTCGGCGGCCGGGCGAGCTGTCACGCTGGACAGGCCTCCGGTGGGCGCGCCGGGCGACACGCTGATCGTCAATATGGTGGACGGCACGGCTCAGCGCCGGACCATCAACGGCATCGACGGAAACACCGTCACAGTGTCCGCTGACTGGTCGCACGAGGTGCAATCCGAGGCGGTGTGGTCGATCGAGAGCGCGGACCTCAAGACCCAGCTGTTCCGCGTCATTTCCGTCACCGAAGCCGATGACGACATGACGTTCGAGATCAGCGCGCTCCAGCACAACCCGTCGAAGTACGCGGCCATCGACCACGGAACGCGCATCGAGGCCCGGCCAATTTCCGTGATCCCGCCGTCCGTGCAGCCGCCGCCGACCGACGTGATGCTCAGCACCTACAGTGCCGTCGACCAGGGGATTGCGGTCACGACCATGGTGGTCAGCTGGCAGCCGTCGGCAAATGCCGTTGCCTACACCGTCGACTGGCGCCGGGACAATGGTGAGTGGGTCAGTGCCGGCCGGACCGGGTCACAGAGCCTCGAGGTGCGGAATGTATACGCCGGGACGTACGTCGCGCGCGTGCGCGCCATCAACGCGCTGGACGTGCCGTCTGCGCCGGCGTACTCGGCCGAGACGCGGCTCGAGGGGAAGACGAGCCCGCCGCCCGTCGTCGGGACGCTGCTGGCCACGTCCATCGTGTTCGGCATCCGGCTGGACTGGGCGTTTCCGACGGGTCCGCTGGACGTCGAGCGCACCGAGCTGTGGTACAGCCGGACGCCGAGCCGCGACAATGCGATCAAGCTGGGGGATTTCGCGTTTCCGGCAAACACGCACACGATGATGGGGCTGGCGGCCGGCGCGCAGTTTTACTTCTGGGCGCGCTTGGTCGACAAGTCCGGAAATATCGGCGCGTGGTACCCGAGTGGCGCCGGCGTGCCGGGGGCGAGCAGCTCGCAGGCCTCCGACATCCTGGACTACCTCAACGGCCAGATCGGCAAGACGCAGCTCGCCGGCGACCTGCTGTCGGCGATCGAGAACATCGAACCGCCGATGGCGGGCAGCGACAACGACTATGCCGGCGACGATCACGTCTTCGCGGGCATCGTGTCGACACAGTCGGTGCTTGAAGAGGCGGGGCGGGCGGTCGCTCAGCGCGTCGACACCATGCAGGCGACGGTGGCGCAGAACACGGCGGCCGTGCAGGTGGCCCAGCAGGCGGTGGCCGAGCAGAACGGCAAGCTGGCTGCGATGTACACCATCAAGACGCAGATTGCCGCCAACGGCCGGACGTATCTGGCCGGCATCGGCGTCGGCGTCGAGAACAACAACGGTGTCATCGAAAGCCAGGTGCTGATCGCGGCCGACCGGTTTGGCGTCATCCATCCCAACGGAAACAGCGTGCTCACGCCGTTTGTCATCCAAGGCGGCCAGGTCTTCATGGACTCTGCGTTCATCCAGGACGGGACAATCACCAACGCCAAGATCGGCAGCGTCATTCAATCGACGGCGGTCGGTGCGAATGGACGGCCACGGTGGGTACTCGACAAGAACGGGACGTTTGAGCTCAATGGAGCGCCTGGAGGTGGTTACGTGCGCATAACTGACCAAGGAGGGCAGGTGTTCGACGCGAATGGCGTGCTGCGGGTGCGCTGGGGGATTTGGTGATGCCAGCAGGGCTGGAGGTATATGACGCGTCGGGACGTCCGATTGTTCGGCTTACCGACCGTGTTGGATGCGTGGTCGGTGTCATCAACACCGGGACTGCAAACGGCTCTGCTGAGCTTCCGGGCCTATTGAGAGGCACTCCGTTCTATGTGATTCAGACCGGGCCAACCTGGCAGGTTGGCTCGGATACGACTCCGACCGTAACGATATCCGGAAGCACGTGCAGCTGGGCCTTTGGCCCCGGGGGCACGACAACGCCGGTGACGATCTTTGTGGGGGTGTATTAGTGACTGCCGGGTTCCAGGTATTCAACAGTTCGGGGGTTCTCCAGATTGACGAGAACTACGCCAATCTCGCGCTCATCAGCCAAGGGCAGGTGACGCCAAACACCCCCGTGCCCGGGAGCATCTACACGGAAATCCAGATGGCCGAGGTCACCGTGACGGGCCACTCCCCGATCATCGCAGTGCGGGCCAATTATGGTGTGACCCTCTCGCGGGTCACGCCAAACGGGTCAAGCTGGACGTTCAGGCTCTGCGTCAACAAGTTTATTAGCTATCAAAACGGATCGTACGTTGATTTCGACGGGACGCCCATTTCCTACTATGTCTTCGACATCGTTCAATCTCCGGTCGCTCATGGAGTCGGGTTGCAGGTCTTTCGGGGCGACGGGGTCTGTACGTTCGATTCCAACTACAAGTATTTCCTGCCGGTGATCGCGTACACGTTGCCTGCGCCGCCTGCTTACGAGGAGGCGAATGCCGTGCGCGATTTCGGTGGGCTGCCATTTGGCACATACGCGGTCGTTCTGACGACGAGCCGTGACTCTGCTGCCTTCTTGAACCAATCATTGGTCATTAACTATGGAGACAGCCTTCGCGCATTGCCAGACGGGTTGCGTGTGCGATACGGCCCGTATTACTCGGATGAGCAGCCGCACGAGTTCGGCTACATTTTTTTCCCCGATCAGAGGCCGGCGCATGTCGTTTTAATCGACGTGTCGAACATCTAATCATTCGATCTGCACCACACCGATGTTGCTGACGCCGGAATAGGCGGTGGAACGGCGGGCGGCCTCCGCCTTTGCAAGGTCGGCGATCTCCGGTTTGCAGTCGGATCGGGCGCCGCGGGCCACGGCCTCGCGACACTCGAAGACCCGCACGCGCGCGGCGTGCTCTTCGCGCTCAAGGCGCCACGCAATGGGCTCGTCAGTGGTTGTGGTGGTTGCGCAGCCTGGGACAGCGACGAGTGCTGACAGGGCTGCAATGCGAAATGCTTGCATGAGGACCCCCAAAACGTCTGTTCTTGTTTGATGCGGAGCAGGATAGGGCGCGCTGCGCCCGACCGCGAGCTCGACCAAAGTTTACGCAGGCGTCGCCACAAAGAAAACGGTCATTTGGGCCGATTCTTACCGTGATCTTTTGATTCCCACGACCCGCCACCAGGCGGGTTTTTCCTTTTCTGGAGCGACCATGCCATTCACAGATCCTGCTCAGCTGGGCGGGCAAAACATGGCTGCCTTTCTCGACATGCTCGGGTTCAGCGAGGGCACCGACAACGGCAAACAGCCCACACGCAACCACGGTTACGACGTGATCGTCGGCGGTGGCCTCTTCGTCAGCTACGCCGACCATCCGCGCATCCTGGTGGATCTGCCGCGGCTCGGGATCAGGTCGACAGCCGCCGGGCGCTACCAGCTGCTCGCACGCTGGTTCGACCCGTACAAGCGGCTGCTCGGCCTGCGCGATTTCAGCCCTGCCGCGCAAGACGCGATCGCGGTCCAGCAGATCCGCGAGCAGGGTGCGTTCGCTGACATCCAAGCCGGCCGGCTGCGCGCCGCCATCACGAAGTGCCGAAAGATCTGGGCAAGCCTGCCGGGCGCCGGCTATGGACAGCACGAGCACACGTTCGAGGAGCTGCGTGCGCAGTACCTGTTGCACGGCGGCACCGACATCGAGGCGTAAGCCCAGCGGAGAAACGATGGATCTGAACGAATTCAATGTGCCGGGGGGCACGGGCGGGGCGATCGGCTTCATTACGGCGGCGGTGGGCGGGGCGGTGTGGTTCATCCGACGTGCGTGGCGTAACGACAAGGTCGACGGCGCAGAGACGCAGGCGCAGATCGACATCATTGCGCGGCTGTCCGAGCAGCTCGACAAGGCCAACGCGCGCGCCGACCTGGCCGAGCAACGGGCGGACACGGCCTACAAAGAGCGGAATGAGGCCTACCGCGAGATCGGTGAATTGAAGGGCACGATCGCCGCCCTGACAGCCGAAGTCCGGCTGCTGAAGGAGAGACTCGATGGGAAAGCTGCGTGATTGGGTGGAGAGCCACCAGACAACGTTCCGCCGCCTGGCGCACATGCTGGAGGCGGTGACGCTGATGGCGTTGATGGTCGGTGGCGGCGCCGGCGCGGGCTACGCATTGTGCCAATGGCAGTTCCGCGACCTGATGGCGCAGCAGCGCGACGACCACCAGGCTGAGATCGCGCGGCTGCAGTCGGCCTACAGCCAGACGCTCGAGGCGTTGACGCCCAAGGTATCCCGGGCCGCCGGCGCTGCAGCCGAGGCCGCCGAAGCGTCGGCCGAGGCGGCCAAGTCGGCAAAACGGGCCAGCCGCCCTGCGCCCGGGCCGGCCAGGCCGCTCACCGAGGCAGAGCGCAACCAGGTCAACCGCGACATCGAGGCGGCAAATCAAAAGGTGAGGGAGGCCCGAAAGTGAGATCGATCCTGCTGCTCGTCCTGCTGGCCGGGTGCGCCGCGTCCGAGCCGCCGACAGCGCCACCGCTGCGCGACTGCCCGACGCTTCCCACCCTGAGGCCTGGTGCCGGCCAGGCCGACATGCTCAACCACATCCGCGTGACGGCGGAGCTCTATGCGCGATGCGCCGCGACACCATGATCGATATCGCAACTGCTCGAACTGCCCTCGGCGCGCTGCCATGGCGTTCGATCCTTGCCGTTGTCACCGCCGCGTGCTCGTTTGCTGCCGGCTGGGCGATCAATGGTTGGCGGCTGGGCGAGCAACTCCAGCAACTTGAAGCAACGCACGCGCAGGAGCGCGAGGGCCGGGCTCGAGCCGTGGCTACAGCGTCAGAAGCCGCCCGTGCGGAAGAACAACGCCGAATTGCCGAACAGAAAGGAATTGCCGATGCCGCATCGAGAGAACGTGACCAGGCTGTGGCTGATGCTCGTGCCGCTAACGCTGCTGCTGACAAGCTGCGCGCACGAGTTGCCCAGCTCGTGGCAGCCAGTCGCGCCGCCAGCCATACCGCCGCTACCGGCCCAGGCCCGGGTCAGTCTGGTGGAGACCCCCTCGATGTGCTCGTCGACGTGCTCAGCCGGACTGACAGCGCTGCGGGACAGCTTGGGGAATATGCCGACAAGCTCAAGGTCGCCGGGCTCGCCTGCGAGCGAAGCTACGACTCCTTGAGTGAAGACCGGAAGACGGAAACGGATGTGGCGGCCGCATATTCACTGGAAGGCGGCCGGGCCGTCCTTCAATAACCGAGCAACTGAATCTCGTGGGTAAGGAGCCTCCCCAGCAGTTCTTGAGCACGTCGGAGGAGTGCGCGCTGGGTGCGCTTCAGCCTTGGAGTTCGTCCATGTACCAGCTGAGAGCGGAGTCTGTATATATCCCTGAAATCGCCCATGATCAACTGGCGCTCCGTTGCGGTTTTTGCCAATGCAAATGCGCACCGGTCAACAAGCCGATCAGTCAACCCGCGTTCGGTGCTGTCTTCGCCGATGAGCGCTTCAATGGCAATGCACGCTTCAATCAGAGCCCGAGTGTCGTTGGAACTATTGTTTGAGTCGAATGCCCATTCCAATGCTGTGCGAATTTTCTCTTGCTCTGCGTTGGCGGTACCGTCGCCTAACAAGATTTTGAATCTTCGCAAATCGTCGGCCGGCGAAGAGGGGCTATTCGCAAATTCCGCTAGCAGGCCATTCTGACGGCGGCTCTGTAGCTGCACTGCACCGAGCGCCGTAAGAACTTCCGGCGCGGCATCAAGGTGATGGAAGGTTCCCAGAGCTGCATCGCACACCATCGCCTCAGAGGGAGGCTGAAGAAATGTCTTCCCCGGCAACAATCCGGACCCGAAAAGGCTGCTGAGCATCAGAATCCGCTTGACTGCGCCGATTGCTGCTGACGCTGCAGGGGAGCTCTGGGAATGGGCAAAAAGACCGGCCACCTTCAGTCGCAGATACGTCTTGCCATTGGCTAGGCGTCGCGAAAACAATCCGGCAAGCCCGACTGGTTCTGAGGAGGCTCTCGCAGGAGTCGGCTGTGCGTTGCTAGCTTCGTAGGTGAAGATGGAGACTGTTGGCGAGATATGCACCTCCGCCTCCAATGAGCTTTGAGACGGAAGCGTAAAGTACACCTCATACTCTCTCGGAACCCTCAAAATTTCATCGACCACTGCCGTCAGCACAAAAGACCGGCCCTGATCGTTCAGGGGGCGATTTGCATACTCTTCCGACGACCAACTGCGGACCAGGGCGCCAATGAAGCCACTCAACCAGAAGTAGGCCTCGGAAGGGTCGAGCTCCTCGTGCCATGGCGACACAGAGCTGAGGAATCGGGCAAGTTCTTTCGTTTCCTCATGCGGAACGACCGTGTATTCTAGGTTGCTGACGATCGCCTCGACTTTGCTTGTGACAGCCGCTCGATGGCTTTCGATGGACGTCTCGCCCCCGCGAGTCTTTCTTTCTTTTCTTGGCAT